CGCATGGGCCTGACGCTAGCAATACAGATCGCATCTGGATTTCGGCTGAGCGGTTCGTGCGGGATACGGCCTTGTCTGATTACCCCTACCTTGACAGCCGTAGCGAAGGCAGACAGCTTATCGTCACCGCCTGCTACTAGGCTACCATACTTAAGCATGGGCAAGGCCTGATCCCCGTACAGTTCCAGAGCCATGGCCTTGTTGGCCTTAAATGCCTGCTGGAACCTGTCGTGCGCCATCTGGAAGTCTGGATTATACTCCGTGCCAATCCATGCCCTAACATTCGCCTGAGCAGCGTTCTTAACCCCGCTAGGGAGGATAAGGTAGCTTTTGTAGTTAGAAGCTAGGGCACCGAAGTCTCCCGTAGCAAAGGCTTGGCTTGCCAGCGTATTGACAGCGGTTTCATAGTTCTTCGATCCAGCCAGTTCCCCGACCTTCCCGCTTCGCCATGCGGCTGTGTACATAGCACTCTGGCGACTTGCCTCCTGAGCGTCTGCATCGGCGTCAAGTTGGGCTTTGATCCGCATTTCTTCAATACGGTCTGCCTTGGCTATCCGCTTATCTTCTTCGGCCTGAGCCTGTGTCCAGATGCTCTTACTAAAGTCAAGCTGGGCATCGGCATCGAACAGTTGGTAGTCGGCGAAGCCAGTGCGCCGCTGCCATTCGGCGTTGATAGCCTTCATTTCCGCACGCGCATCAGTTGCCGTCAAAGTACGGGTAACCCGCGCCTTTTCCAGTTCCATAGTCCTATTGTGCAGATCAGCGTTTTCCGGGTCGTCAAAAGCCTCTTTTACTGCCTTGTTGGCATAGCGGTCGATAACGTCCTCAGTTGTAATCTGGTCCTCAGGGGACAGGGCGCTGAGTAGTCCCCGGTCTTTGAGGATGCTTATTGCGTACCCCATGCCATTCTGGGAGGCCCACTTAGTGAAGCTCTTTAGGGTGTCAGCATAGCCCTGCTCATCCAACCCTTCTGGCCACCCAACGCCATTGGCCATGTTATTGACCATCTGATGAAAGGGTAGGTTTCCGGGGTCGGTAGGATCAGAGGTCTTAGCGAACGACCTGCCCATTTCTTGGGTCGCAACTGCGGCGGACTGTAGGGAGGTCGTAAACGCCTTACGCGCCTCTTGCCTACCGTACTTCTCCCGCTCTTTAGCGATAGCCCCGACAACTGGCCCAGAGGCCTCAATAAGCGCGGTGGTGACAGCCGCATCAGTGTACCTGTCGCCAGTTTTCATTTCTGCGAAGGACGCCGCTACGACCTTGCTAAGTTCCTCAGGAGGCAGCTTCTTGAAGGTGTCTTTGTCCTTCATCATTCGGGTCTGCCAATCGGCCACCCTCGTTCTGACGGAGTAGGTAATAGCCCCCTGCTCATAGGCGTTAGGGCCAAAGATTTTGTTAATAGGGTTCTTGTTATTAGCCCGGATTTCTTCGCCAGCGACAGCGGACATTTGATCCACGATCCCCTTGGCGAAGGCCTCCTCTTTCCGGCGCTCCACGTAGGGCGACATGAGGGCATTAAAGAAACCCCCTAGTTCCCCTGCCACGGGACCGGCGTTCGTCTGAGCGGCCACCGAGACGGCCCCAGCGACCGAATTACCGCCTTCAAGGCTGATGCCCCGGAAGCCACCGGCCTGAGCGTCCGGCCTGCTCTGCGAAGGGTTCGCGGGCGTGAAAGCAAACGTGGAACGTCCACCTTGCCGATTGTCATAGCCAGTGGCCATTAGATTATCTCCCGAATGAAATGCCCTTAAAAGTAGGGTCCGTAATCACAATGTCGTTATTGGCCTGCTTGCTCCGGGTACTGCCCCAGAAGTTGCCGCCAAGGTCGTGAGTAGTCTTAGCCGCCCCGACGCCCGCTTGAAACGCCCCAGTCATAGACGAGGACGCAGAGGCGTAGTCGCCGCGCTGGGCAGCCAACTGCGCTTCCCTAATACCGAGTACCGCCTGTCCCGCCTGAGGAACTTAGTAAGGTCGTGGCTGCCTCCTTTGAGCAAATGAACACAGGGGACCAGTTTACGGACTTGGCTGTCAACACTTCTCTGATCGAAGCCAGTGGCCCGCTTATTGGTACAGTTGCTAAAGAGCGCTATGCTTGGCAGCAGGCTGAGGCGCTTGGGTCATGGTCGAAGTCGGCTAACTCAGCCGCCAGTGCTTTTCAGGGGATGATGGTATCTCTGGCTAAGAATAGCGATAAGACAGATGCCGGGAACCTAGCTGCTAATCAGGCGGCTAACAACTTCCTCGGCGCTTTCGTAAAGCCGCTAGGTATGGACGATCAGACCTATAAGAAGGGCTTGATGGGCTTCTACCGGGCTGCTGCTGAGGCTGGGAACGGCTACGCGCTTACTGCTCTGAAAGGGGCCGGTGTGCTTAACTTGCTGACTGACGAGGAACGTGTACGCCTAGAGGACGTGGAACTCAAATATGGGAACCGCGCACAAGGTCGGGCAGCTTTGCAGTTTGGCGAGGACTTGGACCGGCTTAACTTTAACATGACGTTTGGCAAGGTTAGTTCCACAGAGGCCATGGCCCAGCTTACTCAGATCAATGAGGAAATTAAGAGCCGCACAGGCTTTGACGTTGACTTGTTCGATTACAAGGAAGTTACCGGCGTAGGCAAGAGCGTGTGGACTGCCCTTAAGGCAAACCTTGATAAGCAAGAGGCCCGCAAGTGGCAGCTTGAAGATCGGGCAGCGCAGCAGAGTTTCCAGCTTCAACTTAAGGAAAAGGAAGCCTCTGACGAGGCCGCTGCGGTTCAGCTTGCTTATGCAACTGGCCGGATCAAGACTGCAACTGCTGCTGGTATCGGTAGTAGCGGCAATTACGACCTGCTGGCACAGGCTGACTTCGCTGCTAAGGACTTTACCCGGATCATTCGGGCGTACAACAATGACCAGTGGGTTAGCGGACTTGTGCGGGATAACATTCAAGCACAGATTTCTAGCAGCATTGGACAGGAGTACAATAAGGACTTCGAGCAGGGCGCTCAGACGTTTGCAGCGCTGAACAAGACTAAGCCCGCTGTGGCTATGGCCTACTATGGCGATCTGTACACGCCAATGGCTAACTACCAGCGCCTCATTGGTTCTGGCAGGCTAAGCCCCACTCAGGCGTTTCAGCAAGCCTTTAGCAACCCCGCTCAGTATGCGGGCACTCCTGAACTAGACCAGAAAGGGGCAAAGAAAGTTGCTGATTGGATTGATGGTAATCGCGGCGGGTCTTGGTTTGGCCTTGGCCGATCTGGCCTGAACACTTCGGGCAAGCAAGCGCTTACTAACGCTATGGCTCGCCAGATCGGGGTACTGTCTAAGAATAGCGATCTTCCCATAGATGCCCTCGTCCCCAATCTCTACACGGACCTAGTTCGTAGTGGGGCTTATGAGGACTACGGTAAGCTAGGGTGGACGAACAAGGTAGGCACGACCAATCTGGGCAAGATGCTGAACTTGCAGCAGGATGAGGCAGACGAGGTAGTTACAGCCGTTGTCGATAGGGAACTCCGCAGGACGGGGTTTGCCGATGGCGCAGACGGGGACAACTACGATGTGCGCCGCATCCGCGATAGTAAGGGCAATGTCGTCTTGGCAGTTACGCCTTACGATGAGGACACGGGCGCGGCTACTACCGCCCTCATTCCGTTCTCTATGTTCAAGCAACAGGCAGACACGCTTCGTGCTGGTCGCGTAGCTACGGTTAAGCCGGGTCGCGCGTATAGTGGGGTTAATCCCTACCGCCGTGTTCCGGGAGAAACCGGAGCGCAGCGCGTTGCCCGCATCAATAGGGAAGTGGCCGCTGGGGCCGATCCCGTCAAACATTAAGGAAACTTATGGCTACTCGTAAGCTGTACACCGATGGCGTCTTTGATACAATCGAAGGTCCACTGGAACGTAAGTACAACCTCCCGGTGGGAGGCATTAAAGCTATCCGCACCCTCGGAGAGCGTTCTAATTCCAATCAGGTGTCCAGCAAGGGTGCCCGAACGGTTTACCAGATCATCCCCTCTACGCGAGAGGCTTTCAAGAAGAAGTACGGCATGGACGCCTATGCTAGTGATGAGGCGGCTGCGGAAGTGGCGGCCCTTCATTTGCGGGACAGTATGCGCCGCAACCGGGGCGACTGGACTGCGGCAGTAGCAGAATACAATGGCGGGACCAGCAAAGCCCGCCAGAATAACCCGGAGACTAGGGCTTACGTTAGCCGGGTAACTGGCAAGTCTCTAGTAGTGCCCGCTGGCACCAACGGGGCTACCCAGCTTGCTCCGGGTATCGACATTTCTAACCTCAGCTATAACGATCTTAAAGACGTTGCTCCTGAGGACGTTGGGAGTGATCGTCCTATTGGCCCTGATCTTAGCCGCGCACCTAAGCGTAGCAAAGAACAGCTTGTAACTGATAAGCTAGTCGCGGGCAAAGACCTTACTCCTGACCGGCTCGACCAAAGCCCTGACATACGGGTTGACGCTGCCCAAGCTGGTGCAGCTATCGAGCAGACTGCCGAAAAGGCTTCCTATAGCTTTGCAGACCGTGTGTCGGCTGCTGTAGATAAGAATTGGGTGCTTAACCAGCTTGTTCGCGGTATGGAGCGGGATAGCTTCCAAGGCGACCCTAACTTCCATGCACAGTACGTCAAGAACATAGACACCTTTGAAGCCTTCGCCCAAACCCCTGAGGAACGGGACCGTATGCGCGAGGCCACTAGCTTTAGCGAACTGGCTTGGGTACAGCAGCAGATCGAAGGCGACCGGCAACGCGATAAGATCATCAATAGCAACGACACGGGCACCTACTTTGAAGTAGGCAGCGTCCTTGTTGATCCGGCTGGCTGGCTGGTAACGGCTGGCATCGGTAAGGCGGCACAGGGGCTTAAGCTGGCTTCGGGGCTGGCTCGTACGGCTGCTGAGGGGGCCGTGGGCAACGTCGCATTGACCGGGGTACTCGACTACAGCGGGAACTCGCAAAGCGCCTCAGACTACGCTATATCGGGCGTGGCGGGCCTTGCAATAGGCGCGGCCCTGCATCCCCTGACTACGCTTCGTGGCAAGCCGGATACGTCTGCCGTCGATGAGGTTTTCCAGCCTATGCGGGAAGCTGCTGATGCGGAAGCTAGGCAGACACTCGATCAGGCTAAGGGCGAACTCGGCCCAGATGCCTCCCCAGAGCAACTTGTGCAGAAAGTGCAGGACATTAAGGTAGGGCAGGCACGTAGCCAGCTAGAGGTTAGTCTTGCTGATGTTGGGGACAATAACAAGTTCCTGACCTCGGAAGAAGATTTAATCATGACCTCTGATCCTAAGATGCGTCAAGCCCAGATTACCAAAAGTGGGCTGGATGCTATTGACGATGCAGGTGAGCGGGCAATGGTGGCAGAGATCACTTATCGTGCTGAACAGATGGTCAAGAACAACCCGATAGATGAGGCAGGCCTGCAAGGGCGGCTGCTCAAATCGGTGGGCCAAGAAAGCACTGGCCTCACAATGCTCAGGTCTAAGTCGCCTGTAATGAAGGCGATGGCTATGCAGCTTCTCGAAGGTACCACGGGGGCCGGAGGTCGTCGTAGGACGGCAGCCATGTCTCAGGTTACTAGAGAGCGGCTTTATATGCGCCATGCTATTGGCTACGAGCAGAACTTCAACCTTTGGGTTAAGGCAGAAGGCAAGGGCCGTATCAGGTCAATGCTGAGCCAAGACGCTAGACAGGAGTTCGACCGTGAGTTGTACATGGAAATCAACCGTCGAGGAAGTTCAGCATCTGGAGCGTCGTCGGCTCATCCGCTTATCTCTAAGGCTGCGGATGATTTGGAATGGGGCTTTACCTTGATGGCTAATGAGGCTCGGCACGTAGGTACGCTAGGGGCACAGAGACTTCCGGCTAGTTCGGCGGGTTATCTGCCACGTATGATCGACGCCCGTAAAATAATGAGGCTAGACGACGCGGGCCGTAGAGAAGTAGAAGGGGTGCTGGCTAAGCAGTTCAATGCCCTTAACGAATACTCCTACATTGACAAGGCTACTAAGGAGAAGGTCACTAAGACATTTGATCCTGCTTTCAGCCGCAAGCTGGCAAAGGGCTACCTTGTTCGGGCTATGCGCCGGGGTAATGGTAGCTTTGATGTGCCCGCCAACATACACTCTTCGGAAAGCGCTCAGATCATTGAGGATGCTCTGGAAGGGATGGCTGGGCTAAGCACTCTTGAGAAGGAGGCCATCCTTGGCAAGTTTAGCCGTGGTGGCCCTAGTTACACCAAGGGTAGGCTGGTGCTGGACCTCGACGCCTCTATCGGGGGTGGCAAGGTTCTGGGCGACCTGTTCAAGCAGGATATTATGGGCCTCTACAGAAGCTACGCTAGGCGCATGTCTGGAGAAGTGGCACTGGCTCAGTATGGCATCTATGGCAAGAAGGGTCTGGACGTTATGCGGGAAGCCGCAGAGCGCACAGGGGCTACCGCCGACGAACTAAAGGCTTTCGACCAGATTGCTTCCGAGTTCCTTAATACCCCGTACAAGAACGCTATTCGTCACGCCTTCATGGACAACATTCGTATTGCTACGAGTGCGGCTCGTCTGGGCGGCATGGGCTTTACCCAGCTTGGCGAGTACACTAACGGCCTAGCGGCTGTGGGTGTGCAGCGTGTCCTGTCCTCCGTTAAAGATATGCCTCGCCTTGTAGGTGAGGTAAAGGCTTTGGTGAGGGGTGAGAAAGTAGATGACAGTATCCTTAGCAGCTTGGATACTCTAGGCGGCGATATAGGTACTGACGGCTACCAAATGACCCGCATGTTCGATCTTCCTGATGCAGACGTTCAGCTTTACAACGATCAGTCGGTCGGGCTTGCTGGGCGCATCCTTAGGGCAGGGTCGCACATGACCTCTGTTATGTCCGGCCATCGTATTCTGGTGGCCGTGCAGACTAGGGGCATGGCTGAGCAGATTGTCCGAAAGGCAGTAGGCTACATCAAGGCAGGCAAGGAAAGCCAAGCGCTTCTGGACATGGGATTTACTCCTGAGATACAGGCGACAATTAAGGGGAACCTTGATAAGATCGCTACTTTCGACAGCAGGGGTAAACTTAAAACTCTGGACCTCATGGCTGCGGATATTGATCCTAGCCTGCTGATGGGGTTCCGAGATAGCGTAGAGCGCGGGGCCGGGCAGATCATCCAGCGCACGTACACCGGGGAAACCGGGGCGTGGGCTCACAATGACTTCCTAAAGCTGCTGTTCCAATTCCGTACCTTCTCGCTTACCTCCATCGAAAAGCAGTGGGGGCGCAACCAGAAGAACTACGGGGCAGTCAGGGCGTTCGCTACCCTTATGGGGTCTATGTCCTTTGCTATGCCTATCCACATGGCCAGATTGCAGGCTCAGATGGTAGGTATGGATCGGGCTGAGCGGGAGGAGTTTGCTGAGAAGCGAATGAGCGCAATGTCTATTGCACGGGCCTCCTTGAACTACGCCTCGTCTGCTGGTTTGCTGGGAGACGCTATGGACGTGTCTGCTGGCTTTGCTAATAATGTTGGCTGGCTGGACGATGAGGACGCTATTGCCTTTACCGGCGGTGGTCAGGGACGCCAGACGGCTTCGGGCATTGTACCGGGGCTTGGCATGGCTGACGATGTTCTCAAAGGCACCGTAGGCGGGCAGTTCCATAAAATACCTAAGCTACTGCCGGGGTCTAATCTCCCCTTCGTACAGCCGTTAGTCACGGCGATTAAACCAGACGACGAGTAAGGATTGGGAGGGTTTCGGCCCTCCCTTTTCTAGTACCGTCGTGCATATTTCATAAGGATTTTGGATAATGGCCGAACCCGGCGATCCCAATTATCGCTATAGTGTCAATGAGTACACTACGGATGGCACCACGACTGAGTTTGAAGTCAGCTTCGATGGTGGTTATATTAGTAAAGAGTTTGTTCGGGTTCGTTATACTGATAGCCTCGGCGCAGTTACTTATCCGACCTTTACTTGGGTGGGCGACTATCAGGTAAGCGTATCCCCGGCTCTTGCGGCTGGCGGCAGCGTTATGATTTTCCGCAATACCCCTGCTGACGCGCCTGTCGTAGATTTCAACGATGGGGCTATCATCAACGAGCGCAGTCTCGATTTAACTGCTAAACAGGCCGTGCATCTAGCTGCTGAGACGAGAGACATTGTGGGGTCTATCCCCTCTCTGGACGTTCTTCAATCTGCTATGACAGCTTTGCAGTTCGCTACAAGTCGCAGTAATCACACGGGCACCCAACCGCAGTCCTCTGTCGTTGGGCTTACCGATTACCTCGCGGCCCTGACTTCTGGTCAGGCTACTAACGCTGCTGGACTTACCGCGCGGCCCACTTTTACGCAGCTTCTAGCCAATACCGGCGCTGCTGCTGTAGGCGCTAACGATGGTAGCGGCGGCTCGTTGTTCTCGACTGTGGCAGGCTTCATTGCCAAGCTGCTGAGTTCTTCCGGCTCGTCGGTTATTGGTTGGATGCAGGGCGGCATCGGTTCCGTCTATAGGTCCGTAGAGGACAAAGTGCGAGAAACTTCCGTTCATATTCGGGATTTCGGCGCAGCTATGAACGGCACCACGGACGACGCTCATGCGTGGAACAAGGCTGTGACGTACCTGATCTCTAAAGGTGGCGGGGTTCTGGATTGCTCCGGCGGACAGACCCGGCTAAACTCCACTGTGGTTATTGACTTTAGTGGTATCTGGGTGCGAGGGGCTAACGCTACCAATTCTTGGATTGTCAATGGGCAAACTAACGCGCCTGCGATTAAGTTCGGGAACTCGGTTGACCTGCGCTTCCGCAATAAGATCAGCGGCGTCATCTTCGGTCAGGCTTCTGGCGTCACAGCAGTAGCAGGAAACTGCGGCCTGTACGTGGAGAAGCAGTCTGGCTTCGTCATGGAGGACGTAGAGGCGTTTGAATACCCGTCTAAGCTGTTTCAAGGCGTTGTCTTTGACCGCGTTATTGGCAGCTTTGTGTCGCGGTGCCGTTTTCAGGGTAGCCTAGATAGCAACTGGAAGCTGTTTAACCAGACGTTCGACATTTATATCGACGCTGTTCGTAGTGACGAATCCGAGTGCGGCATGGAGATCATGGACTGCCAAGGGCTTTACATGAGCAACAGCGCCTGCTACGGGAATAAGCACGCCATATGGCTACATACTTCTGGATCGTCTGACAATAACCAGTTCCTATTCTTCAATCAGGTTATTGGCGATACGTCTAGGGAGCATAACTGGAAGATCGAGCAGTGCAGCCTCAGCGTCTTTACTGGATGCTGGGGGTCAACTAACAAGCAGCAGAATGTCAATGTTAATTCTGACGGCTTCTGGCTGTCGGGGTCGCTTGTTAATAGCCTCATTTTTCAGGGGTGCGTTGCAGTTAGCAATAACCGGCATGGCATGAACTTAGACCTGTGCAGCGGTGTGCAGGTCGTAAACTGTATGCTAGGCAGCAACTTTAAGCCTTCCGCTTTTAGTGGGCAGGGCGCGAAGAACGGCTTGGGCGGCGCAGGGAGCGGGCTGTACCTCGGCCCATATTGTGGTCGAGTTCGTGTTAACGGCGGGTTCTTTGAGCAAAATCAGGACTTTGGTATTGATATTGCTTTGGGAGCGGATCGGGTAGATATCACTGGTGTAGAACTTAGGTTCAACATTACAGGTGCCCTACGCAATCAGGCTAACGCTACTGAGCATAAAGTTAAGATCAGTAACTGCGGCGGGTATAACCCAATGGGCTTTGCGGCTCCTCAGCCTAGTATCCCGGCTTCTGGCGTGGCAACTAAAAACCTGTCGGGCTACGACTGTACCGTGTATGTGGATAGCGGTACGGTATCTTCGATTGCTGTTGACGGCTTTGGGGTTTTTACTTCGTCTGGTAAGAGCCTGTTCGTGCCAGCAGGTTCGACTATTACGCTAACCTACTCTGTCGTGCCGGGATGGCAATGGCAGGGACACTAATGGAGTAACTATGTCTTTCACGGATGGCGGTGCCAGTGAATATATTGGTGCCGTCACTCGTGCCACGCCCTCAGCGGCGGGCGGGGTGGCGGTAGCCGTGGGATTAGACCTTAACGATTGGGTACTGATTGCAACCTTGGTTTATACCTTGGCGCAGTTTGCGTTCCTGATCTACGACCGATTTATAAAGAGGAAGTAACATGGCTGCTACTGAAAGCAAGCTGGGGCTTCTCCATGAGAAAGTAGCCGAAGTTCTTTCGGAGGCTCTCGATGGGGACGAAATCCCCGGCTATACCGAGACTAACGAATTGACCGGGGAAATTACGGAAGTGCCGGGTAGGCGGCTTCCTGCGTCTGCTGCTATCATTGCAGCGGCTACCAAGTTCCTCAAGGACAACAACATCACCTGTGCGCCGTCTAAGGATAACAAGGTGAATGATCTGGTGGAGAAGCTGAAAGAGCGCCAGAAGTCTAAGCCATCCCGCTTTGAAATGCAGGACGCTAAAGACGACATGGGCTTCCTTGCGGGGCTTCCTAACTAATGGCCGTGCGGGAGAGTAGTGACGCTACCCTTCTGCGCTGGCAAATGCTCGAAGCCTTGCAGGAGCATTACGCCCAGTTCGATCCGTTCCTTGAGGACGTGATGGACTTGCTAGGCTTTAGGACTTCACCAGTACAGAAGGACATAGGTAGCTTCCTTTGCTACGGTCCTCCTAATATAATGGTGCAGGCGCAGCGTGGTCAAGCTAAGACTACGATTACTGCCGCCTTCGCTGTGTGGACATTGATCCACAAGCCTAACGCCCGTTGCCTGATCCTGTCCGCAGGCGGCACACAGGCCAATGAAATCTCTACCTTGATCGTGCGCATCCTAATGACGATGGAGGAACTGGAATGTCTGCGGCCTGACCCGTCTAACGGGGATAGGACTTCCGTTGAGGCGTTCGACGTTCACTATACGCTTAAGGGTATCGACAAGTCCCCCTCGGTTGCCTGTATTGGTATAACGGGAAACATGCAGGGCAAGCGCGCTGATCTGCTTATCGCGGATGACATTGAAAGCGCCAAGAATAGTCGGACGGCGCTCATGCGTGAGCAGCTTCTGGACCTGACGCGAGATTTTACCTCGATCTGCACTAACGGGCGCATCGTGTATCTGGGCACGCCCCAGAGCCAAGAGAGTGTCTATAATACCCTGCCTGCCCGTGGTTTCACGATTAGGATTTGGCCGGGTCGGTTCCCTAACTCAGAGCAGCTAGAGAACTACGGGGAGCATCTAGCCCCCTACATTCGCAATCGCTTAGAGAAGAACCCTGAACTTGCGTTCGGCGGTGGTATGCTAGGCGACCAAGGGCAACCTGTCGATCCTTCCTATATCGGGGAGGATACTCTCCAGTTTAAGGAAATGGATCAGGGGCCGTCTTACTTCCAGCTACAGCACATGCTTAATACTAAGTTGGCCGACGCTATGCGTTATCCGCTTAAGATCGAGCAGATTGTTATGATGGATTTGGGCAAGACAGATTACTTCCCATTAGAAGTGGCACGCGGCTTTGGCGGCGGCTCGATAGTGGATATTAACATTCATAGTTCTGCCTACAAGATCAATACTCCTGCTAAGGTTAGCGACGACTTGTCGAAGCTGCAAGGTAAGGTTATGTATGTCGATCCTGCTGGTGGCGGTAAGAATGGTGACGAAACGGCATATGCTGTAACGGGCTTCCTCAATGGCAACATTTATGTGCTGTCTGTTGGTGGGGTGCCGGGAGGCTATAACGTAGAGCAGATGAAGGAGTTGGCCCGTATAGCTAAGTTATGGGAGGTCAATAAGGTCATCGTAGAAAAGAACATGGGCTACGGTGCTTTTACCGAAGTCTGGCTTCCTGTACTCCGTGCTGAGCATCAGTGCGCTGTAGAGGATGACTTTGTTACCGGGCAGAAAGAACTCCGCATTGTGGAGACGCTTGAGCCGGTAATCGCAAGAGGCTCGTTGATTATGAACCGTTCCGTCATTGACGAGGACCGGGACACGACAGCGCGCTATCCTGCCGCCCAGCGGCTGCTGTACAGCCTGTTCCACCAGCTAAGCAAGCTGACCCGCGACCGGGACTGCCTGAACCATGACGACCGTGCAGACGCCCTAGAAGGGGCCGTGAGGCATTGGGTCAAGGTGATAGGCATCGACCAGTCAGAGGCCGTGCGCCGCGCTAGAGATAAAGAACATCAAGAAATGCTGCGTGATCCTATGCAGCGCGATAGGTGGTCTAATACCGCACCGGGCCGAGGTGGTTCCGTGTTTAATAAGTATTTCAGGAGAAATGATAATGTTGGAAAGTTCCCTGCCCAGCCCCAATATCGGCGCTAAGGGCTATCATCTGCGTCGGATTGCGGCTAACTCGATCAGCCACCTTGAAGTCGTTGCCGAAGGCTACAGCAATAAGGCCGCTCCCGGCGCTGCTGCTGTCGCTGCGTTCTTTACCGCCTGTGCCGCTGCCGCCACTACGGCTGGCAAGCCCCGCCCGGTTCTGACCCTTACCCCGACGACCTCGACGGGCGCACCCGCTTCGACCCAGCAACTTGCGCTTGGCAAGGGCGGCTCGTCTGGTGCGACTACCTATACGTCCAGCGATACGGCTATCGCCACGGTAAACGGCTCTGGCCTTGTTACCCGCGTTGCGGTAGGTACGGCTGTCATTACGGCTGTTGTGGCTGAGGACGCCTCGTACAAGACGGCTTCGATTACCGCCTCGGTCACGGTAGCCTAATGGCTGGGATCGGCACCTATGTTGATGGTGCCAATATCCCGCGTGAAACAGTAGGCACCCGCCTAGTAGATGCTGCTGGCAATCCTCTGGTCCTTATGGTATCAGATGACGGCGAGTTGTTCACCAGTAACACGGAGCGCGAACGTAATGTTCGTGTCTCCCTGTCTGGGACTAATAACTCCGCTGGCACATTCTACTATGGCTTTATCGACCTGTCTGACACGGTTAATTGGCCTCATGACACCGTAGGGCGGCTAGACTTCTCCTACGTATCCCTGCTGATTGACAAGGCTAGTTCCGCTAGGGGCACCGTTTCTCTAGGGATTATTACCCGGATTGACGGGACTAACGCAGATATATCGTACATCGCTACTTCGTCCTTCTTGCAGAATGACACGGGAAGCGTAGAGATTATCGCTAACTTCTCGCCCTCCCAGCTTAAATGTGAGGTTGTAGCAGGTAAGCTGTCCAAGGTCAAGACCAGCAACGTAGAGACTAACGTGGCTGCTGTGCATCTAGGCCAGCCGCTATCGTTCGGCAGTTCCTCGTTTACGCCTCAGCTTGGTGACGCGGTTGTGCGTGTTGTCTCAACTACTGGCGGAAACCTCGCTTGGGGTATGTCCGCCTTTTATCATTCCCATCCCGGTATCGGGGCTTAGGAGAATTTACTATGGAAGATGAATTTTGGTCGCAAGACCGTGGCTTTCACAGCGTTGTCCCTCAGCTTAATGAGGGGCAGCGGGAGGGCTTTATTGATGAATTGGGGCAAGCCGTAGCCTCTGGTACTACAGGTGAACTGACTACCATTGTAGGGCTGGGCGCGGATGGTAAGGGTACGGTGCAGTCGGTGGAGGCAAGCCACGCGACAGCCATCGCAAGCCGCAAGCCGAGAATGACATTCGCGAAACTTTTTGCATCAGCATCCGCACCTACTCCTCTCCGCGTGATCATGTTTGGAGACAGCTTAGGCACTGCGAAAATGCAGCAGGTTCTGGCTTCGTTAAGTCGTAAATTCGGCGTGCCAAACACGGCGATCACTAACACTGCTGGCAACCTTGCTGGGATTGGCTCACTTGCGGGCGGCAATAACCTTGGCATAGCCAGTTCGTCGGGCCTATCCTCTGTCACTGGGTTTCAGTATGGATTCACCGGTGTCGCAACCCAGATAGATGCGGGCGGCAACGCCGTCTATAATTTGGCTGGCGTCAACCCAACATTTTCTAAGTTTCGTGTAGGCTATTTTCGCTCACCCGGCGCAGGCACCTTTACTGTCTCTATCGGGGGTGTTGCGCAAACACCCGTAAACGCAGCAGGCGCTTTCGGATGGCAATTTGTTGAATACTCGCAAGCATCCGCGCAAGCGTCGATTTCAATATCCGTTGCAACCGGCCCGGTGGTGTTTAACTTGCTCGCTGTGGAAAATGATGCGATTGGCGGGCCATACCGATACAACCTCACATTGGGAGGGTTGTCGATTGCCGATGCTATGTCTGATCCAACATCGGCTGCACTAATCACCCAAATGCTTACAGCTATCGGGGCTGACTTGGTTTCGTTCGAAATGGACGACGAGATTGGGACTGAAGCGCCACGAACCGCCGCGTATCTGTCGTGGGCAAATGCTGTGCAGGCTGGCGCGCCTTGGGCTGATAAAATCATCATCGGCGGCACGCCTCAATCCGTTGGCACCGACGCGGTTAAGAAAACGCAAAGTGCGTACTTAAACGCAGACGTGGCCTCCCGCGATGCATCTTGGATGTTCTATGATGGTTATTCGGCGATTGCCTCCGAAGCTGCAATAACCAACATTTTCGGCGCTTACGATGGAAAGCATCCACCCGCCAGCCTACAGGCGTTTGAGGCTGACCAGATGATGACAGGTCTGGGGCTGAACACGTTCAATCTGGGCTATACTCCAAGGGCTATATGCGATCCCGGCACGCCGTCCAGATTGGCGCGAACCAACTATTTTGGGACAGGGCTAAACCTTCAGTTTTTCCTCGATAGCAACGAGTATCAAGGATACTTCCGCACCAATTTCAGCTTTGGTATCGCTAATGCGTCAGGCAGTAACTGCAAATTCCAGATCAGCTATAACGGCTCTTGGCCCAGCATCCTACCCGACCAATTTAACCTTGGGTCGGCATCATCGACATATAAATTTGATCACACGACCGCTACGGGAAAGCGGGTCTATGAGTGGAAAGACACTGCTGCATCTGGTGGCTACGCATTGCAGCGTGCAATATTTGTGCCCGCGTCCATCACGGTCGCCCAAGCGACCGCAGACGCCCCCGCGAACTCTCACAAAGCGGCGATTGTCCACTTGACTGATGGATCGCTAGGTAACGGCGCTTATGTTGCTTTCGGGGCGTTTACTGGTGACTACAGGCGGTTAATATCATTCAACAGCACGATATCATCGCCGGACGCATCGGACCTCGCTTCCGCCATCACTCTGCTGAATGAGATAAAGGCAAAAATCAATGCGGCACTGGCATGACCGCCGCCCGCTCGTGATGATACTGTCCAAAAGGTGAACTATAAATAAGAAACTAGTAGCGTCCTCGGTAGGCTTTATAGGCTTAGCGGGGGCGCTCTTAATTCAATCGAGTGAGGGTAAGGTCAATCGGGTCTACATTGATCCTGTCGGCATCCCCACGGCCTGCTTCGGGCATACTGGCCCTGAGTTAAGGCTGGGCATGAAGTTCACAGATGCTCAATGCGAGACTATGTTCTTAGCGGACGTTATAATCCATCAGGAGCCTATCGTTCCCGGTAAGAATAATTGCATAAAGAACGCTCCCCTGACCCCAAACCAGCGGGATGCAGTAACATCGCTGATCTTTAACATCGGCAATGGCAAGTTCTGTAAGTCCACCATGGCACGTAAGCTAAGCCTCAGGGACTATAAAGGCGCCGCTGCTGAGTTCCCTAAGTGGAAATACGCAGGGGGCCGGGTTCTCAAGGGCTTGGTAACTCGTAGGGCTAAGGAGCAGGCTATGTTCAATAGTCAAGCTAATTGGGTTCCGTATCAATCAATCAAGACAACTGTGTCTATGGAGGTCAAATAATGGTAATCTGGCTAGGTTTCCTTAAGGCTCTCCGGGGTCTATGGCGCTGGGGGCGGAAGCTGGGATCGTGGCAGGCTATTCTGGTCGCCTGCGCCCTGTGTGCAGTGGCATATGGGACATTTGGCTACGGGGGTGCAAAGCGGGCAGCACAGGCCCTGAGAGTGGCTGTAGCGGCTGCTGAGGGGCGGGCGACTAAAGCGGAGAAATCCGTTGCCCTGCTGGCTAAGGCTGCTGAGGCTAACACCCGTAGTATCAATTCCCGTAATGAGTTGCTGGAACTTCTCAAGGAACAAGAGGTAAGCGAACGTGCAGAAACGATCAAGGTTCTTGAAGCCAATAAAGAGTGGGCTAATCAGCCTATTCCTCCTGAGTTGCTTAAGCGCCTGCGCAAGTAAGGTCGTGGAGCGTCCGGTATTTATAGAGCCTCCCGCATCTTTGCTCAGCGACTGTGTTGAGCGGTATGTAGAGGTTAATACCAATGGCGATCTGTACCAGTGGGTTGAAAGCCTTAGGAACGATATTAAGATTTGCTCAGCAGATAAGGCTGGGTTGCGTAAATGGGTTGAAGAAATGAAATCCAAGCATTAAACCGGGTATCTAAGGGCTTAAACTCCCTTAGACCCAAAATTTGATAGAGATTTGTGAGAGGGTCACTCAGATCAAACGTGACGCTATTTCCCCCGTATACCCTCTTTGAGGGCTAAATCGGCATCGGTGACACCATTATGCATATGGATTGATCGAGGTCAATAGGGTTTCTGCATATTTATGAGGATGGATGACGATTATTGAATGAGGGCCGTAGGAGGGCCATGGAGACGCAAGGCAATGTCGGGGTCGTAGGGGTAAGGGTCAGAACCGGGCGAGCCTTACCAGCCGTAGCAGCGGCAGCAGCGCAAGCAGTAAAGAACGCGGCGACAGCAGAAG